TCAGCCTTCGGCTTTTTCCGTTTTTTTCTTCTGGAGTATGGCGGCGAACTCTTCGATGGTGGGCACCTGGAGTGTTCCTTTGCCGTAGGGGTTCGGGGAGCGCATCTGCGGGCATCCCGTGCCGAGTTTCCTGCTGGTGGCGTATTTCTTGACCATTTCGTGGACTTCGAAAACGTTGAAGTTATAATCGAAGCGGTCGAAGCCGTAGAACTGGAGCACGGTGCCGATGAACGGATCGTGGAATACGAGCTTTTCTTTCTGCTTGGCGAGCGATGCCGTTTTCTTGAGCAGCATGGGAAGCAAAAGCTCCAGCTGGCTGTCGGTTTCAGCCTGTTCAGAGGTCTTCTGTGAGCCCTGGAAGTCCTTCCAGTTCCTGAGCGCGGCATGCCAGTCAGAGAGCGGGAGCCCGGATTTCATCTTCCAGCCGGTCATCGAATAGTAGTTGTAGAAGCGCCTTGCGCAGTCTGCAGACTTGCCGAGCTTCGCGGCGTACTCTACGGCTTCGTCTTCGCTTGCCGGGCGGTTGCCCACGTTTGTGCGGGTGTTCTTCCCGGAGCGCTTGACGGACTTGTCATTTGAGACCTCCTTTCTTTTTCATTTCATCAACGATTCTGTTTGCCAGGATATCCTTGATCTTGGTTTCGTCCTCTTCCTGGAGAAGCATGTAGGGGCGAGCGGGAATGTTCGCACCTGGGTGGTGAGCGCTCTTGCGGTAGAATACCGTGCCGCCCACTGTGAAACGGAGCGCCCTGCGGTTCTTGGCCACGATGTCGTGTGCGGGGATTGAACCGCCGAACTGGTGGATGTGGGCATATTTTTGGGGGCCGGTCATTACGGTGACGGCGTTGCCGTCGCTGTCGAGCTCGTAGTGGATTCCCTTCATGAGCGCCCCGGTGCCAACCAGGGTCTTTCCCTTGGGCTTTTTCGAGCTGGGCCACCGGACGGGGCGGCCCCCTTCGCGGAAGTTCTGCTTGACGCTCTTTGCCACAAGGTTGCCGATAGCCGCCATGGCGGGCTTCAGGTCGCTTGCCGTCCGCTTCGCGATATCGATAATTTCGTTGAATTTATCGATTTTTACGTCTGCGTTGATAAAATCTGCCATGGGGTTGCAATTCCTTGAAAAAAGTGGTATATTGTCCTAAAAGAGGTTAATCATGATTACGGTTGACAAAGAAACAAGAAAGTTCGAGTTTTACAAGAAGCGTGAAGGGGATAAAATCTGGTGGGTTGAGTATTTTGGAATCTGTGGTCTTCAGGCGGTGTCTTTCGACAAAAAAAAGATATTGCACATTTTTGGAGACTATCCAAAAAAATTTTCAAAAGAAGAAAAGGCTTTGTTTGATAAAGAAAATCCATCATGGAAAGAATTGCTCGGCGGTTAAATAAATACATCATTTTTTAGTGTTGAAAAATCCAATAAGCTCCCTAAATTTTTGGGAGTCTTTTAATTTTTCAACATCTATTAAGCAGTCAAACGATTCAGTTCTACTATTTTTTGTACCGAATCGATCATAGAGTTTAAATTCAGTCAATTTATAAAAACCATTTCGTTTTTTTCTTCCCTGTAGTTCCAAATACTCAAAGTGGTCCCCATTCTTGCGAATTATAGCAGCGTGTTCTCTACTCTTGAAATAATATTCCTTTCCGGGTTCAACCATTTGTAAAAGCGCTTCAACGTTTTTGAAGCCATTTTTACCAATAACAGAAAAACCACCTGATTTCGTTAACTCGTTTAGCGTTTCGTTGTCGCCAAAAAAGGCGCGGCTTTGTCGTGCTCTATAATCGGTAACATTATATCCGAACTTATTGGCTATGTAAGCCAAAGCTTGTGAAGAACAAGCACCACCAACTTTATCAATGGCTCCAATTTTTTTTATTATTTGATCTTCCGTTAGCGGTTTTTTCAAAGGCTTTGCTTCAATGTACTTGATGTTCTTTTTTTGAACTTCCTTGATAAGTTTTCCTATGTTCCGTTCTCTTGCGTCTCTCTCAGCTTGAAGTTCCATCTTGCTCAAATGTTTTGCTTTTACCATTTTTATTTTACTAAGGTCAATTCCTGTTTTTAATTTCCAATATTCATCATCGTTCCTTTCGGAATTTCCCTTTTCAATTCCCTTGTCAATGGAGTCAGAAACTTTATAAGCGTTCTTCTTTGCTTCCGGATATTTCCTGAAAAGTTTTTCTTCTTTCTCTTTCGTGTATTCCTTTAGCCGCTGGTTTTCGGCATCGGCGTCGCCAATGCTGTAATCCCAGTTCTCGCCGATGTTCCTGGTGTCGTTTGCGGCGGTCGGTGCCCTGGTCACCTTCTCGTCGCCACGGTCCATTTCATACTTGGAGATAAACTCCTTTTCGCAGAGACAGCCGAAGCCGTTGGGTGGGCTGTGCTTTTCCCACCAGGGGTCGTTTACGGGGAGCACGGTGCCGTTCCAGTGCTTGTGTTCCTCGCGGCTACCGGGGAGCATCATGCACACGTACTTGGCGTGGGTGAACACGTCGGGCAGGGCCCTTGCCTGTCGCTCCTGGGCTGCCGCCGCTGCGGTGAGCATGTTCGTCTGGTAAATGACCTTGGAACGCCACGCACCGTATTTCGGCTTTTCCATCTTCGCGTCAAAGCTAGGGTCGGCGGCACGCCACTTGCTTGCAATCTTGTAGAAGTTGTCGCGGAAGTCTTGCAGTGAGTCACCCTTTTCGATGGCCCTGTCAACCGCATTTCGGAAATCGAGCAGGATGTCGGCACGCATTGCGCCGGCAACGGTGAACGCCCTCGTGTGCATTGCACCCTTGAGGCTGTTCCAGCGTTTTGTAGGAATGTTGATTTTCTGCTTGAAGTAATCGACGGCTTCCTTATACGCCCCCTGCTTGAATCCGAGTTCCTTAGCCATTGACGATTCCCGCCTTTTTCAGAATGGAGAAACGGCCCGCAAGATCTGCGGCGAGGAACGCCTGTTCCATTTCGTCGGCGATTTTGTCCATGGGCATTTCGCCGTAGCAACCGCCCAGCTTGTCGCGGACTTCTTCGAGGCTCTTTGCGTTTTCCACCAGTTCCCTGATGGGAGCGAGAATATCCACCTTTTCGCATTCGTCTTCCAGGTGTTCTGTGAATGCGTTCACCTGGTTGCGGAGCTCGTGGGCGGTCTTTCTGACCTTGCCCTTCTTTTCGGGGCCTTCGGCGAACATGCCGCCTTGCTGAACTTCGGTCATCTCGAAATACTTCTCGTCGATTCCGTAGATGTCGCTGATGTACTGGGCGTTGAACTTGACTCCCAGCTGCGAGAGCTTTGCGTCACGTTCGAGGCGAGCCTGCTGCATGTCTTCCGGGAGAATGATGTTCATCCACGGTATGACCTTTTCGCCAGGCCAGTTGATTTCGTAAATCCACCTGATAAGCTGATTGAAGCTGGATTCAATCATGGCGGCATCGTCAAGGGCCAAGTCCAGGCGCACATCGTTGTGGACGGTGGCCATGGCCTGGGTGCCGCCGGAATTTGTCTGCTCGGTGGTGAGGGTCTCGCCAAGCCACGCCTTGCTGATTTCGGAATCCGCCCAGGCAACGATTTCGCTGTGGGGATTGGTGCCGCTCATCTTGGTTTCCAGGAGTTCCACGGAGCCTGTCTGCGGGATGACCGCCACGGCGTCACGCACAAGCCCAGAAAGCATCCTGAGGAAGGTGCTCTGTTCCTTGTCGGTCGCTCCCGGAGGAATCTTCCCGACGGCCTTGGGCATGCCGTACTTCTCGACGAATATCATCCAGAACTTGAGTCCGCCCTTCTTGAAGGCCATGGGCCAGAAGCAACGGGCATAGACTGGCTCGCCGTAGGGATTGGTGGCCGTGGGGCGGTTGCGGGTCACGATGAACTTGCGGTCGGGTACGGGAACCTTCGCGTTGAACTTGTTCTGGAATAGCAGCCTGCCTTCGTCATCGAAGCGGAACCATTCCTGCGGGCGGTCCTTGATGGCAACGGGCAGAATGAGTGTTCCGTAGGCCGTGGGCACTGAATCCCATACGACTTCGTGGACGGCGAAACCGAAGCCGATGGCCTGGAGCATCTGCGAAATGGTGTTGCGCAGTTCCAAGTTCCAGAAGTATTCTTCAAGCATCTTCGCTTTCTTGGGGTCGCCCTTGCTACCGTCGATGGTCCAGGTGCGGCTGGTGATGGATGCGAAACGCTTGCTCTTGACGGCATCGAGGTGCCCGTCCACAAAGTTCCGGTAAACCTTGATGTTCCCACCCTGCGCCTTGAGGATAGGGTCGGGGTTGGGCAGGTAATCTTCGCCCGTGACAAAAGTCGCTGCCGCCCGGGTGGCCACTTCGGTCGCCAAGCGGAGTTTTTCACCACCGTTCTGGGTGTTTTCGGTCTGTTTTTTCCTTTTTTTGCTCATGCAGTCCTCGGTGTATTTCTAATCTCGTTGAATGGCCGTTCAAATTCGTTGAATTTTGATTTTCTAAAATTGGATGACCGTTTACTAGTCCAAAACAAAAACGGGCTAAAAAGGGCCTTTCTGTGCGATTGTCAGAAACCGTTAAAATTCATGCTTTCCCCTTTGAACGGATTTGCGGTCTGGATGAATACCGGACCAGCGTCACTTGCGTTTTTCGCATGGTATGCAAGTGCGGCTCCCCAGAAGAAGTCGCCGTGGCCCTGCTCGGTGCTTGCGGCATCGTAGCGCACGTTCCCCGCACTCGTGACAATCTTTCGAACGGCGTGGATGCTTTCGGCCTGTTCGTCCTCGATTTTGGTGTCGATGCCCGGGAACTTCGGGCACTTCTCGATGATGAGCTTCTGGTCTTCAAACGCCTGCAAAAGGTTGATGGCAAGGTCGGCCTTTACCGTGTTCGAGAAAAGAACGCCTTCCACCTTGACAGTGCCGAATTTTTCCTGGGCCCGTTCGGTGAACTGGTCGCCACATCCCGTGCGGTCGATACAGCCACGGATAAGGTTCGGGAGTTTCAGGAACTTGTAGAGTTTCTGTTCAAGGTAGCTCCACTTCTTGTTCTGATAGGCTTCTACTGCACGGCAAATTAGGCGGTCGCCGATGTCTTCGAACACGTAGATGACATAGAGGTGGCGGTGGCGTGCCACGTCGCAACCCAGGTAGAGCGGGCCTTTGGCCTTTTCGAGCCCGAGCACTCCCAGGCGCTCGCAGCTGTGAATCAGGTCGTAGCTGATCATGGCCTTGGATTCGTCCTGCGGGTTGCAGCAGTATTCCTCTTGCCATATCGCCTCGGTCAAGCAGCCTTTGTGTTCCTGCTCCAGCCATTCCTCGCGTTCTTTCCTGGAGAGCTTTTTGCCGCAGATGCGGTCGGCAACGCCTTCCTCTACTGCGAGCTGGATTGGCACGGTGTGAACGCTGTAGTCAAGTTCACCTTTTTTGCACTTCTCGATGAGCTTGTAAAATAGCGAGTTTACGCCGTTGTGCGTTGACAAGATGCGGATGGGATAGCCCCACATGGCGGCGGGCTTGGCGGCTGCCCACATCTTCTGGTCGTTTTCGTGGTGGGCGGCTTCGTCCCACACGATTTTACCGCCTTTGGAGCGGAATGCCTTGGGGTTGCTGGAGAGCACGTAGATTTTCGAACCGTTGTTGAACTCGATAATCTTGCTCTTGATTCCCTTGTCCTCGTCGGCAAATTCGCAGTCCTCGATGTCTTCGGAGTTGATTTCGGCGAGGGCCTTTGCGATGGCGTTGAGTTTCTGAATCCACGATTCGCAATAGTCGATGTATTCGGCTGCGGCGGTCATGTCGGCAGAGCTGAAAAAGACCTTGAGTCCGGGCTGCTCGATACAGTCCTGCACGTCTTCGAAGCTTTGCACCCACGTGCCGCCGATACGGCGGGACTTCTCGAAAATCTTGACTTTCGACTTGTCGGCTAGCCACCGCTTTTGATACGGAAAAAAGAATTCGTCAAGTGCTGCCATTATACGCCCAGGTGTTTCTTGATTTCTTCGAGCGCCTTCTTGGCACGTTCTTCCGGGGAAAGCTCGGACTTGTTTTTCTTGGGTGCCACGGCCTCATACTTGCGGGCGTGTTCGGCGGTGTCTATGATTCGCTGGAGTGCGGTGTAGCGTTCGGCTGCAACCTTTACGCCGTCAAGTTCATCCTGCTTGATCTTGCGGGCCATTACTTCGCCCAGCTCGAACAGCTGCGCGTGAAAGTTCTTTTCGCTGCCGCTGATTTCGGCACGTGCTTCGTCCCAGTGTTCTTCAGATTTCCAGTTCTGAAGGGTGCGCGTGGAGATGTTGAGCCGGCGGCTAATGTCAGCTAGGCTCATCTGGTGAATGGTGTAAAATTCTTTCGCCTTGGGCTTGAGTTCGGACTTGCTCACGGTTGCCTCCCTGTCGTATGCGATTCCATGCAACAGGCCCGTATCGCGTCAAGCGCCCTTTTCTGGTCGTCGCTATACTGTTTCAGAACCGCTTCCCAGCGCACCTGGTCATTGGCGGCGTTCTTTTCCCACTTTGCGTTTTCGTTCGTGTAGAAGATGGCAAGCATCAGCGCGAAAATGACGCCGATGCCGAACTGTTTCAATGCTTCTTGCCAGAAAGTTTTATCCATGGTATATACCTCCTCGCAAAGTTACCCAATAGGCTCTGACATAGGGCATGACAATGTCATGTCCTCGTTCGCTTTTATTCGGGTATCTTTGAGGCCATGAAAGACAAAATTCTGAAATCGGAAGATTTGAAGGAACCATGGGTCGAGGCGTTCAAGGTCGGCAAGGTCACTGACATGGCTGGCAATGAACACGACTTCAGTGAAGCGGACCTCAATGACCTCAACGAAGGAATCCATGACCAGCTTGCAGCCGGTTACCAGCCGCCGATGGTCAAGGGCCACCCGAAACTCGACGATCCGCGTGTAGCCTCGATTGTCGATTCCAAGGTGGAAGACAATGTGCTGAAAGTGAAGCTCGACGACGTGAACCCGGACTTTGCCGAAGAAGTGAAGAAGGGCGGCTTCAAGTATCTTTCCGCAGCCATTTACAGCAACTTGAAAAAAGGCTTGCGGCATCTGGGCGCTCTCGGTGCGGTTGGCCCTGCTATGAAGGGTATGGCCCCGCTGTGTTTCGGTGAAGGAATGTTTGCTGAAGCCGACAAGGGCGTTACAGAGCAGGACGTGTGCGTCTTTGCAGAGCCTTTCGCATGGGACCGCCTGGTGCCTCGCAGTGTCTTTGAAACGCTTGTGTACAAGCTGAGCGGCATTGGACGTATGTTCCGCAGCCAGCGCGAACAGCTTATCGAGAAGGATGGCATTGAGGCTGCCGACAAGGTTTTCCCGGAATACGCCATCAAGGACATCGAAGAAATCGAAAGCGTCTTGAAGGACGCAAAGGACTTCCCGCAACAGCCGAAGCCTGTTGTGGAAAAGCCTGCGGAATCTACAGCTTCTTTCGGTGAACCGAATACCGACGGTTCTGATTCGCTGGAGAACGGGAATCAGAATCCTCAGCCTACAACGCCCCCTCGTAACGAACCGACCGAATCTATCCCGGAAGGTAATTCTAGCGAGGCGACGCGGTTGAGCGAAGAGAATGCCGCACTCAAGGCTGAAAACGAGGCACTCAAGGCCGACAAGCTTGCGGCGCAGCGCCAAAAAGCCGGTGCGGCGTTCTCTGAGACTTTAGACAATGCTATTGCTGAAGGCCGCTGCAACCAGGCGATGAAGGATTGCTTCATGAAGGTCTTTGGCGCTATGCAGGCCTTGCCTGTCGATGGCGAAGGCTGCTTTGGCGAAGGCGACGAACGAATGAACCCGATGCAGGTTCTGGGCGACACGGTAAAATCCTTACCGAAGATTGTCCAGTTCGGTGAATTTGCGCCCGCGGCGACTCCTAACTCGGAGTCTGCGGCGGTACGCATCAGCAAGTATCACGATGAACAGCTGGCAAAGGGGCGCAAGCTCAGTTTCGCCGAAGCTGCGGAAGAATGTTACAATCAATAAGGAGTACCTGATGAAGGGCAATATCCTCAACTTTACGGCGGAAACCGCCGTCCCCGCTTTCCGTTTCGTCAAGGCTGGCGAAGCCCAAGGCAATGTTAAACTTGCAGGTTCCGGCGATGCCGTGCTTGGCGTGTCCATGGATGTGGATGTCAATGAAGGCAACCGCGTCGATGTGCAGCACGACGGTATCGGCCATGTGGAACTTGGTGCCGACGTGACCTACGGCCAGGCACTCTCCTCCGATGCCGAAGGCCGTGGCATTCCTGCCGAAGGTGCGTCCGGCATCGTGGCCCTTGATTCGGGCACCGAAGGCGATGTGGTCCGCATCAAGGTGGACTGCGCCGGTTCTGCTGCGACGGCATCCACTGGCGACGAAACGCCTTCCACTGGCGATGACACTCCCGCTGGCGACAACGACGCCCCGGCAAACACCGAAGGTGGCGAAACGCCCACCGAACCCACTGAACCTGAAACCAGTGGAACCGAAGGTGGCGACACCAATGGCAACGAAAACGAATCTTCCAACGAAGGAGCATAACCCATGAAGAAAATGACCAAGATCGCTCTTTTCCTCATCACCTTTGCGCTTACCATCTGCGCCTTTGCAGGTGGTGATACGCTTACCGCCTGCGGCGTTCCGCAGTTCATCGTCGATTCGCTGAGCTTTGGTAGCGCGGGCGCAAGCTTTGCCACCATCCTGCCTATTGGCGAACAGCAGACCGGCCTTGTGACCGCATTCAAGAACGGTCGCCTGATTGCCGACGAGGTGATGCCAATCAAGCAGCTTGACGGTAACGAACTCGCATTCAAGTATTTCCGCAGAAATATGGGCGACGCCTTCGGTGCCCAGGACACCCAGGTGGGCCGAATGTCCGCTCCGAATGTCGTGTATTTTGGCGGTGAAGAGATTGCAGGGCTTGCCAAGGCTTACGGCTTGCAGACTCCCGTTCCCTACGAAGACCTTGACCAGGTGAAGAACAAGGACCGCTTCGTCAACAAGACCATCGAAAACCTGATTGACCGTATTCTCCTGGACAGGGAAATCCGCATCGCGAAAATCGTTCAGGATGCAGCCAACTATGAATCCTCGCAGGTCAAGACCCTTTCTGCTTCTGAAAAGATCGGTGCTGAAGGTTCCAACATCTTCGAGCTGATTATGGATATGATGGAATCCGCCCTTGTGCGTCCGAATGTGCTTGGCATGAGTTCCAAGGTGTTCTACAAGCTGCGTACCGACAAGTCCGTGATTAACGCCATCTGGCCCACCAACAATGGCTCCGGCGTCGCCACCCGCGAACAGATTGCCGACCTCTTCGAGGTTGACCGCATCATCGTCGGTCAGGCCCGCGTGAACACCCGCAAGAACCCGAAGAAGCCTGATCTCACCTCTTGCTGGGGCGAAAACATCTTTGCCCACTACCAGGAAGAACTTTCCGACTTGAAGGAAGGTCTTGCCTGGGGTATGACTGCCCAGGTCGGCGAACGCTACGTGGAAGTCATCGAAGACAAGAAGATTGGCCTCAAGGGCGGTGAAATCGTGAAGGCTGGTTTCTACCAGGCTGAACTGGTGACCGCTCCTGGTGCTGGCATTCTCCTCAAGGACGTCCTCAAGACTGCCTAAGGTAAGCCGATGAACTACTGCACTCTCGACGATATACGGGGGCACGTGCCTGACGCGCGTTTGGTGGAGGTCACCGATGACCTCACGCCAAATGCCGACGGTGAAATCAAGGAGAACATCGTGGTCAAGGCCATCGAGGAAAGTTCTACCCTGATTGACGCCTATATCGGCAAGCGTTTCAGGTTGCCGCTCCCGCGTATTCCGAGAGTGCTCCGCATGATTTGCGTTGACCTGACGATTTACAACCTTTACGAGCGCCTGACGGAGATGAACATCACCGAAGGGATGAAGCTCCGCTACAATAACGCCATAGCCCTCCTGAAGAGCATTGCAGAAGGCAAGGCGGACATCGGCCTGGACGAAATCGGCCCCGTCGATGAATCCGGATTCAAGGTGTCTTCAAGAGTCGATGGCGGTCCTGCAATTTTCTCGCTTTCGTCCATGAGGTCCCTATGACCGATTTCGATATCGAGGAAAAGATAAATCAACTCTTTTGCGGTGAGAATGGCAAGACTCCTGCGAAGGAAAGAGATGCCTTTTGGTTTAAGGCTGTTGAAATTGGCTCCGTCGTAACGGTCCTTTCGCGCCCAGGTTTTTCTGCCGCCGTCATATCGGGCAGCTATGAAAAGGAAGACTCTACCGACAAGCTGAAAGTGACTTCCAAAATTATCGTTTACCTGGTGTTCAAGAATGTTGCGAACGAAGTTGAACGCCGCAGGCTTCTACACCCTGCAGTCAAGTATGTGGTAGGCAAGCTGCAAGGTAACAACCTTGGCCTTGACATCGAGCCGCTGAATGCCAAGAACTGGAAAGAAACGACCACCCCAGAACATCTTATTGACAAGATCCTGGAAGCTGAAATTGAATTTGAAACGGCGTACACGCTGACGCCTGAAACAGAAGAAGCAAGCTACCGCAACCTGCTTTCTATCTGGAGTTCCTTCAAGAGCGAAGAGGAACCGCACGAGGAACTCGCTACATCCAAAGTGAACTTTGATAACGGAGAAACACCATGACACTGACCAACAACATCCCGGAAACCATGATTCCGGGCTCCTACTCGGAATACAACTACTTTGCCGGCCCTAACGGACTCCCGGCGAACATCCAGAAGGTGCTTCTGGTCGGCGACATTGCCGAAGGCGGCACCCTTGCAGTGGCGAAGCCCACGGCGGTCTACAACGAAAGCGAAGTGCTCGCTCTCGCCGGGGCCGGTTCGGTACTCCACCAGATGTACAGGGCCGCAAAGAATGCCTGGAAGTACGCCCAGATTACCCTGGTGCGCCACAAGGCTACTGCGGGAACCCCCGCCACCTGGACCATCACGCTTTCCAACCCCAGCGGCGAAACCGCTGCAACCGTTGGCGGCCTTGTCCGTGTCGTCTATAACGGTAAGAATGTCAATGTCGGCGTGAAAATCGGCGAAACAGCAGCCAAGGTTGCTGAAGACATTGCCACCGCCTTGAATGCCGAAGTTGCCGCACCGTTTACCGCAGAAGCTGCGGAAGGTGTCGTGACCCTTACCGCCAAGGCGAACGGTGCCTACATTTCTGCCGCCAAGGGTGGCGTAAACGTCTCCGTCGAGGTCGTTTCCACCGATATCACGGCAGCAGACCCGATTCTTACTGCGGGAACAGGCGAAATCGACGTGGAAAGCGCCCTTGCAGCAGCCTTCCCGGAACGTTTCCACCTGATTGTGCTCCCTACGGCCGATGCGCCCAATTTGACCCTCTTGAAGACGCACTTGATGCAGGCCGCTGAACCGCTTGAACAGCGTGGCCAGCGTGGCATTGTGGCTACAATCGTTGACGGGGCTAGCGATGCCATTTCCCTTGCAACCGACTTCAACTGCGAACGTCTGCACATTGCCGCAGTCAAGAACGCCATTCCCGCCACTACCTGGGAAATTGCCGCAGGCCTTGCCGCCATCTTTGCCAGCAATTCCCAGCCCAACAAGCCCATGAACGGGCTCCCGATCCCTGGCATCGGACTCCCGGATATTGCCGACAAGTGGAGCGGCGAAGAGCAGGACGCCCTGCTTTATGGCGGCGTGATTCCCCTGGTAGAAACCGACAGCGAACTTTGCATTGTCCGTGCCGTGACTACCCGCAGCACCAAGGACGGCGTCCGCTTCACCAAGCTCATTGACACGGGTGTTATCGCCTCGCTCGACTATTTCCGCGATTCCATCCTTGCCATGCACAAGGTGAAGTACAAGAACAAGGTCATCCACGAGCTGTTGCCCGATGCCCTGAACGAAGACAACATCGCCGTGGCAAAGAGCCTCGAAGGGGTGCAGATTCTGCGTTTCATTGACCAGTATGCAGACCAGTTCATCACCGAGGAATCGAAGGATGAACCGGGCCGTATGCTCTGCCAGATTCCGGCTCCTGTCGTGCCTGGCCTGAACCAGATCTATTCCACCATCGACCTTTACCTCAACTAAGGAGTGAACCATGAAGATTTCCCAAGTTACAGTTGTCCTTAACGGCGACAAGATTACGGGCTTCAAGCAGTTCAAGGAGAACGAAATCGAAGAAGCCCAGACCGTGGAACTCGCCGATGGCGTAGATGTGGTGGAAGTACCGCCCAACTATGGTTTCCAGCTTACCGTTGTGCCCGATAGTGGTGCCGACCGGGATTGGACCGGAACCAGCGACGCCACTGTTGTCGTGCAGTACAAGGGCGGCAAGAAGGTGGTGTTCACCGGTTGCCGTCTCCTGAAACAGACTCCGGGTGACATTGACGGCAAGAACGCCAAGGAAACCCAGCTCGACTTCTATGCCCGCGCTCGCAAGGTAAGCTAATGACGGAACTTGAAAAAGCTATCCGCGAAGATAAACCCGACGAACTCATCGAACGCATCAAGGCCTCCCACGATGTCAAGCGTGTCGTGAGTTGGCCGGGCAGGCCGGACATCAAGATCGAAATTCGACTGCTGTCGCTTTCCGAAACCCGCAAGGCTAAAGTCGATAACCAGCAAGAGTTCAAGCACGACGGCATTGATATCGCAATGCACAATGTTACCGACTACCGTGAACAGGAGGCTGCTCACGGTATGTGGCGGGCTTTCTACAACGTCGATACGGGAAAACGCATTTTCCGCTCTGCGGAGCACCTGCGTTCGTTCTGTACCCCCGACGAACTGAAGAAACTCTGCGACGAATACAATGCATTTGCCGAGGAATGTGACCCTAACCTTGACGAAGTCTCCGATGACAGTATCGAGACGCTCATCGAAACGCTAAAAAAAACGCCGGACCTGGTTCAATTGAAAGTCGTAAGCTTGAATACGGCCTGGAAGCTAGTGCGTACTTTGGTTGCCCGGTTGCAAGCATAACTGACGCCCAGTGGCTCCTTGTCTTTGCGATGAAGGGGCTTTTGGAACCCAACGAAGAAGATAAAGGATGGCAGACAATTGGCGAATAACGAAGTCACATTGCGAATCGGTGCGGATGCTACAGGTCTCCAGAATGGCCTGCGCCAGTCATCGACTGCCGTCTCTTCTTTTGGGACGAAGGCTCGGGCGACCATTGCACGTGTCGGCGGATCCATGCGGGGCCTTGCCGACAGACTGGTGACTCCGTTCAATTCGCTGGTCCTTGGGGGTGGCCTTGGCATGGCCGTCAAGAATGTGGGCGACCTTCCGAATCGCTCATGTATTACGGTTTGCGGCAAAGAAAAGCGACGCGGACACGAAGTTGTTCCGCGAATCGCTGCATAAGACGGCTATCGAAACAGGTGTGCCGCCAATGAAATCTGAACGGCGTTTCAAAATTGGCGAAATCACGGTGATTTGATTTTGCTGAAAAAATGAGTGAAAGCCTGGCTAAAGCGTCCAAAGCATCTAAGGCTTCTGTTGAAGATTTGGCCACTGTAGCGTCTTCCATGAAAGGTTCTATGGGGTATAGCGCCGACCAGGTTTTTAAAGCCTTTAATGCCTTGATTATCCAGGGAGAAAAAGGGTCCTTTACTTTACAGGGCTTCGCCACCGAAGGTAAGGCTTTGCTGGCGTCTGCTTCTACTTTTGGCATTAAATCTACGGATCAATTTGCCAAATTCGGGGCATTCCTACAAATTGTCAATGAAAAAATCAAGAGCCAGGCGGAAACGACGACTTCCGTTTCGACATTGTTTTCGGAACTTATTGACAAGGCCGCCGATATTAAGAAGAAATTTGGCGTTAGTGTTTTTGACAAGAACAATGAACTTCGCGAATTTGATGTAATTATCAAAGAAATCATGAAAAAAACAGGCGGAAGTCTTAAAAAATTGTCGCCTGTGTTTGGCGCTTCTTCGATGAAGGCAATCAACCCCCTGATCGGGGAGTTCCAAAACAACTGGGAAAGAATGGATGAAATTGCCCAAGCTGGTATCGAAGGCATGAAAAATACCGATGTTTTGGAAGATTATTATGAAAAGGCTTCCAATTCGTTCAACAGCAATGTTGACAAGATGAAGAATGTCGCCCTGCAATTTGCAGACACGAACCTTACAGGGCCTGTTGAACAGCTGACGACCGCTCTGGGCTTTCTATCCCGCCACCAGGGAATAGTTACGGCGGGCTTCAAGATGATGGCCGTTGCCGCTGCAGCTTTGGGTGCTGTCAAAATTGGCGGTCTCGTGAAAGATGTGGCCGGACTCGCCAGGGATATCAAGGGTATCTGGAGCAAGAAGGGCGGCGCAGGGGCATCTGCCGCAGGGACGGGCGCTTCCGTTTTGGATGCATCTGTCCAAAAGGTATTCGTAGTCAATATGCGCAGCGGTTTTGGCGGTGGTTCTGACTACATGGACGATGATGCGCCTATGTATCAGCCTGCTACCCAGAAGGCGGCCCAGGCTATGGAATCGACCACAAAAGAGGTCGGTAGATTCCGCCAGGGCCTTTCCACCGCACGTGCGGGGCTTAACAAGCTCGGCAATACGGCCCTGGGGCGTATTGGACTCACGGCGGCCACCGGCTGGGCAATGGACAAAATCTACGACTTTGGCCAGGCCTTTATGGAATGGCGTAATGTCGTCGCCGATGTCGAGGCCAACAGCCGGGCCATGGAGGACCGTAACCAGGCAGAATTTGAAAAAAGATATGGGCCTGAAGCGGCAAGGTGGAGCAAGAAGCATGGGGACACCCTTCTCGAAATCCAAAAGGAAGAAAACAGCTTCTTGCCGTCACAAAAGAAACTTGACAAGCTTTATGGCGATTTACGGCTATACAATCAGCTGACGAAGAATGCTGTCGCGGCTCAAAAGGGCGATAAAATGATGTCGCCCCAGGAATACATGCAGGCTTTGAACCAAAACATCATTATCAATGTGGATTCCAACGGCAAGGCTGTCGTCGAAACCGACAAGGGTAAACCGCCTAAAGTCAGCGGACGAAAAACAACACCGGGATGGGGGGCATAAATGGCAGAAGAAAAAATTCCAATGCTTGGCCCATGGAAACTTCGGCTGGAGTCGATTGGCGACGAAATCTCTCACGCTATAGCCGAAACTAAATACCCTTACAAGAACGGAGCCGATCTCGAAGACATGGGCGTTGATCCTGAAACGCTCAAGTTCTCTGGTGTTTTGATCAATGACGAGTATGACAGAAACTATACCGAGCTGAGAAATTGGTTCCTATCGATTTTCAAAGCGCCAGTCTTGCTGGTACATCCCAAGCATGGCGCGGTTACAGGCTATCCCAAAAACGTATCATTCAGTAATGACCGTCGCAAGAGATATGCTGCATTTACATTTGATTTTGTGGTAGCGCATGTTCAGGACGATATCCAGAGCTATACGGACCCGTATGACGCCAATTTCGAAGAAACACAGGCTCTCAATTTGGAAGTCCAGGAGAGTGTCGCCGTATCGATGCAACAGACCGGCGTTCCCGACATTCCCGGTTCTTCGGACTGGTCGCTTATCGATGTTTGGGGCTCATTAGGCGATGCCGCCCGCAGCTTTGGCGAAGCGACAAACAAGGCCATGGGGCAACTCCTGGGAACAATTGAATCCATAAAGGCCCCTGTCGATGCAATCAATACGACCATCGATTATATGGACTCGCTGTCAGGAACCTTGACAAAGGCTATCCAGGAATGCTGCGATTCTTTCGTGACACTTGCCAGAAAGGCCGGTTCCAACAAGGGCAAATCCAGGGCATCTACCGCCACCTTGGTCACCAACGCTTCATCGATGTTGGCATCTCTTTATGGTGCCCCCGCAAGCGTTCGGGCTGCATTTGCGACCCTTGCTGCCGCTACTGTCGCTACGGAGACCGCCAAGCAGATTTCTGATGACGAGAAAAAGATGGGCGAATCTATTGCGGCTGAACGAGTCGCCATTGACGATGCCGAAGGCCGCGAACTGGCTTCGGAAAGCGAACCGTATCTGCTTTCCCCCGATGAACTTGAGGATACGTTAGCCTTGGCAAGGGAGTTCATCCAACAGGTTCTTCCGCAGGCAGTAAGCCCCTACAGGCTCAAGAAAATGGCTGCAACGCTGTCGGATGCGGTACTTCGTATCAAGCTGGAATACATGACCACCAAGACAATCAACGTGACCCACGAAACACCGCTCCACAAGATTGCTCTGGACAACAAGCTGAATTATAAGGCGGCTGAGCGCCTTTGCGCATTGAATAACGCCAAGAATCCCACGTTCATGAAAGGCGAGGTGCTTGTCTATGCAGAATGATGAAGTCATCGTGCTTGTGGCGAATGCCAAAGGGAGAGCTCAGGTGGACAAGTTCGTGAGCTACACGATCGATGCGGACCTCTATTCCCCGGAAGGCTCATTCTCGTTCGAATGCGATTCTAAGTACGATATGAACCGCGGCAACCTGTGTCAAATCTTTGTGAACCGCAAGTGCGTCATGGCGGGGATTATCGATACCGTGCGCCGTTCCCTTTCTCGCAGCGGGCCCAAGATGGAAATCGAGGGGCGATCGGTGGCGTCGGTGCTAGCCGACTCCAGTGTGACAAAGTTTGGAACTTTGCCAAGGACGCTGCCCCAGCTGGCAGAACGGCTTGTGAAGGACCTGCCGTTTCTCTCCAGGAAAGATTTCGTTTTCAACTCCGGGTCAGACAAGGATAAAATCAAGCGCAAGTTCGTCGAGCTTTCTCCGGGAGATAGCGTCTTCGATGTCCTGAAGAAAGCGGCCAATTCGCTCGGTTTTCTATTCTGGGCGTCTCCTGACGGCTCCTTGGTCTTCGACAAGCCTGTTGAACGTGGCAAGGCTGATTTCAGAATCCATGCCTTTGAAAATGGCGAGGAAATGGACTATATCGAGGGCTCTGTCACCGAAACATTGAACGGTCAGCACTCGCTTATCAAGGTTATCGGCGAGAGCCAGGACGATAGCGACATCAAGTATGTAGCCGCCTCGGTCAAAAATGACGATTTCCCGTTCTATCGCCCTCTTGTGGTAAACTGGAACGAGAACGAGGGCCCTGCCAAGAAAACCGCAGAACTTCAGCTGGCAACGGAAAAGGCTTCCGCAATCCAGCTCGAATACACGATGCCCGGGCACTCGCAAAACGGTATTCCCTGGACAATCAACGCCTTTTGCGACGTAGAGGACCATTACAACGGCGCTGTTGACTCGTATCTGATTAAACGCCGCACGTTCACGCTCTCCAGGAGTGAGGGCAAGAGAACCCGCCTTGAATTACAGCCTGGAGGCTCCCTATGATGAAATTTTTCACAAGCTTGGTAACCAGCTGCAAGGATGTGGCAGGCAAGCTCCGCAGTATCAGCGGCAAGGCTAACGGTATCGAATTTGAAGGCCGTCAGATGATGCAGCATTTTGGCTTTATCAGCATTCCCAAGGCCGGAGAGCGTTGCCTTTTCTTGCAGTTTGGCAATGTGGTCATTGCGGTTGCAAGCGACGGCAAGGACCATCCCGCCGTAAAAGAAGGCGAAACGGCCATTTACCGCGAAAAGGCACACTATATCATCCTCAAGGACGATGGAACCATCGCCATCAAGGCCGAGGGCGGTCTTGATATCGATGGCGACGTGCGAGTCAATGGCGAAGTTAAGGATAAGATCGGAAATCTCTCAAAACTTCGCGATACCTTCAACCAGCACACTCACGTGGGCAACCTTGGTGCACCAACAGCAACGCCTGTGCCGCAGGATACGGGGGCCTAAATGCTTGACCTGGACACTCTCGATTCCGAATTTTCCCGGATTGTCAAGTCTGCCGACGGCAAGACAAGCGTGGCCCCTCAGCTTGCCAAGGCCTACGATGACTACGCCAAGTGCGGCGTTATCCTCGGTGCAGACCTGTCAGCTGGTGGCGACAAATCACTACTTGAAAGCGCCTTTACAGTATGCAATCCATCCGAAGGTACTGCCGCCAACATGGCCGCCAGGCTCTGTGCTTATTGGCAGGGCCTGCCTAAGCCCGGAATACCGTCCCACGGTGGTGTGACTGTGGTTTCGGTCGTTCCGACTTTTGCGGCGGTCCAGCCTGCTGTTTTGGCGGTCATCACGGATTTGGTAAAAGAGCAAGCTACTTCCAAGCAGGAAGTTCAAAAGCCATACAAGAAACTTTTTGGGGCCATTGAAACGGTCTTGAAAACCGCTATTTGTACCGTGACTGAAACCATGCCCACGACACCGCCCAGCCCGTCACCTTTCCCGGAGACCTTACAATGACTACAGACCAGATCAAAGAAGAAGTTCAGCTTTCGCTTACCGTGGCAAAAGGTTCATTTTACAAGAAACCTGAATTTGGCCACCGTTTCAAGGAGCTCGCCCGTGAAGTGGCGTCCGAGAACACCAGGAGCAAAGCCGAAACTTATGCCACCGAGGCACTAAAGTGGATGCTGGATTACAAGCACCTTAGAAGCGTAGAATCGACGGCCACCTATGCCGATGCGGACAAGCTCCTGGTGCATGTTGTGTGCGTCGCTTACAATGGCGATGTGATTGAATTTAAACGTTTTGTGGAGGTCGGCGATGTCCGTAACAGTTGATCAAATCTTGCAGCGCATGATTGTCGATGCGAAGAACTACAACCAGACAATCAAAATTAGCCAGGGCACGGAAACCTATATCCGATTCGCGACTGCTGCGTCTGCCATCTGGGGCCTCTACAAGCAGATGGACTGGACCCTTGACCAGATTTTTCCGACCACGATGAACCAGGAAAGCCTGGAACAGTGGGCGAACGATCGTGGGCTGGACTACAGCAACCTGACCGCAAGCGAGCTTTTGACGTTCATCCTGTCGTATCTTCGCAACCCGAAGAGCGGCGGCAAGCCTAGTGATTACGAACGCTGGTCACTTGAAGCCTCTTCTACTGGCAGGGCTATCGGGCTCGAATCCTCGATGATTTCCGGCAACATGCCCGACCTGAACGCGGCCAACGCTGTCAAACCGCACGACCGCGAAAACATCGCCTTTACTTGCGGATCCAGCGACACTGAAAAGAATGTTGTGATTGATTTGGGCGATTCGAAGAAAATCTTTGGAATTGGTCTTGGTTTCATTACCAACCGACCGGCTGCTTTTGGAATTTATACGTCCGACGACGCCCAGACCTGGACCAAGCAGGGCAAGGTCGATGCCGCCTACTGGTGGGCTATAGCCACCTTCGATTCTGTTTCTACCCGCTATGTCAAGGTTGAACTCGAAGAAATCGAAGCGCTCGAAAGCTGGCAAACGGAATCCCTGAACGAGGTCAAGTGCTTCGGGGTCGAAGTCTATGAGTCGAGTGAATCTAACGAAGTCCCGGCTACAGCTCGTTGTCTTGATAACCACTATGGCGTAGGTACCGTTCTTATGCTCATTGGCCCCAGTACGCTCTCAATGCGCTGTTGTGAAGCTGTCCGGGCAAAGTGCGAATACGAAGGCCCCGTCGCACCTCGTGAAATCTGGGTCAATGTTCCTGTAGAAATAACTCTTTCTCTACGTGTTACGGTGCGAAAACTGCAACAATTGGACGAAGACGGTTTCCGGGAAGATGTCAATAAATATTTCGCCGATTTAGAACCAGGAGATCTCTTTATTCCTTCACAAATTGTTGTATACGCAATCAAAAATGGTGGCGAGAATGCGACTACTATCGAAGTGTCGAAAAATGGTGGGGAATATCAGGTTGAAACAGATGCAATTGACTCGTATTCCACTGAAAAATTCGTCCTTGGTGACCTGGTGGTGCAGTAATGGTTGAGAATCCCTTCGAAAGCCCGCACCATAGAGCTCTTACGCAGCTCTATCCGCTCCAGATGGACGCGGAGGAATATGCCGTCGCCAAGGAACTTGACCGAGCCCTGGAAAGCGCCAATGCCGTCTACCGTGAAATCTTTCCTGGTTCAGCAATAACGACTCTCGAACGGTGGGAAAACCTTTATGAATTAGGCCATTCCGGCTCCTTGGAAGTTCGCCGCCAAGCCCTTTTAGAGGCTATCAACAGGGATTCAGGCATTGCGGAACGTCATTACAAGGCGCTTGCAGCGGCAATCGGTTTCGATATCGATATTGTAAAACCGCCCAGGATGCTCCGTGCGGGCCTTGGCCGAGCAGGCTTTGAAGTATACGACCAGGATGAACAATACACCTGGACGGTTAAATGTGATAGACTGAAATCTTCTTGTACCAAATTGATACAGACATTGGAAGCTCAGAAAATCCCGTTTACTCAAATTAAATGGAAATTCCAACAGCCACCTGCAGGTCGCTTGTTGCTCGAAGATGGCGGAGCCCTGCTTCTTGAAAACGGACATCAACTTCTCCTGGAGAACGAAACATGAACGAAGAAACCTTAGACAAAAAATGTCTCAAATGGAAACAAAAACCTTGGCTCAGGCCTTGGCCGCAATGCATCTTTGGCCGGATTTGCCGGACAGGAGAATTTCACCTTGCCCGTTGGTGAATTGCTTCCTAGTCATGATGAATCGTTAGAAGGTGACGGAACTCCCGAAATCCACTGAAAGTTAATATCGAGGAAATCGAACATACCGTAACCGAAGAAGTCGAAGAAGCCGTGGATACCATCAAGAGTAAAATCGTCTATACACTTGACCTTGGCGCAGTCCAAACGGTATAGCTATTCAAGGAAATGGTACCTTGTTTGCCAAAGCAACCCTTTTTAGCCCTGGCATGGATCAGGAAATCAACGATACTGATTCAAAAATCATGTTGCGACGAATCAGACCGGCTCTGTTTCGAAATTGATATTTGCCTTGTACCGCTACGACTTGGCAGACAATACAATTCATTGGGTAGCCAACACTGACAATGTGGCGTCGCTCGTTTCTACTACAGGCTTGCATGTCGCACCAATCAAATATGTTGCTTCCGTGCCTGAAGGAAGTACGCTACAGCTTAAATCCAATAAATTATACTATTTGGTGGTTTTTACGGATGCAAACAGCGTCAAAATCGCAGGGAACACTTATTCCGAAAACATGAATACCATACCGCTTCTTGGTTGGTATGCAGACAATTTGCAGGATGTAACGGCAGAATCAATAAAAAACACCTATTCTGTCATCAATCCTAATGGAGAAAATCGCTCTCGTTTATTTGCCGCAATATCGAATATTGCCATAGAATCGGCTTCCACACCCGTTGCTACAGGTCCATTTACCGAACTCTCTAACTATGCCGTATCCAATTCTAAACGGATCCAATCTGTAGCCCAAGCGCTAACCCTGTCTTCTTCAGGCATGGTTTTCCAGAAAGTTGTTCCCGCAGCCGATGTCGACATCGTTGCCTGGCAATTTTTGGATTATCATGGTTCTCAGCCCAATCACTATGGCGCTCTTGTTCTTGATAGCCAACTGACGCCGGTAAGCGATTCTTCTGACACCTCTTGTACTGTTGGCGACAATGACAGCACTAAAGAAGGTAACTTCTATGTGCACAAATACGAAAAGAATTCGGGGTCCATTCACCTTACTGCGGGTGAAACATATTGGTTCCCGGCCATAGGCAATGGTAGCAACCAGAACCTAGAATGGCTTATTCAATACAGTTCGGCAACGCCCAGTATTCCTACAAGAGATTTATTGCTTGTTGAGGATTGCTCCAACTTGGGGAACTCGAACAACGAAACAGTGGTTGCCGAGAACGGTTGCTACTTAAAACTTTGG